GCCAAGATCAGACATGCCCGCGTTGCCCGATGCCAGGGCGCCAATCATTTCGCCCAAACCGCTCGATATATTGCCGAAAGCGCTGTTTATACTCGACGAAAGATCAACTGAAACAGTTGCAATTTCGTCGCTGGCTGCTTTTATAGCGGTATGCAATGGTGCCAGATCGGGAACAGAGACGACCGGCACTATCTGAATCGTTGCAACCTTTGAGGGTGCGGTAATTTCAGACTTCATTTTTTCGAGATCAGCTTCCTGCTGAACCAACTCAAGTGTTTTTCCACGCTCGCGCTGTAATCCCTTGAGCTGCTCGGCCTGTTCGCGGAGCAAACTATTTATTTTTGCCTCCTGTTCGGCTATGGTCCTGTTTTGTTCGTCGGTAGGATCGCTGCTCTGAATAGCAATCTGCTGTTTCATTATTGCCAGCCGTTCCTTTTCAATAGAAATCTGATCAGCAAACACACTTTTATACAAGGCCGATGCCTGGTGAAGATAATCGAGTTTCTTTTTCTGATCCTCAGTTTCTTCTTTTGCCTGAAGGCGGAGTTCGGCGGCCTTAGCACGGCGCTCTTCGAGTGAGTTGATGAGCGAAATTTCTTTATCTTCAAGAGCATCGAGCCTGTCGGCAAGATCGCCGGCTGCCTTCCAGTCCTCTTTTATTTCGGTGCCCATTCCCTTAAAGGCGCCGGTCATTTCCTCCCAGCCCTTTTTAAACTTACCCTGGGCTATGTCGGCGATACCTTTACCGAAAATTGCAAGGCGGTCGATTACATTATTTACAACAGATTTAACCTGGTCGAGGATCTTTGCGAACTTATCGGCACCCTCGCCGCTCTTTGTGAAGTAGGCAACAAGCGTACCCAGGACAACAACAAGCGCACCTATGCCGGTTGCAATAAGGGCCGACTTTAGCAGCTTCATTGAGATGGCGAGTACGTTGCCACCCTTTGCAGCTCCCGAAAAGCCTTCGCCAAGAAAATTAAGTGATTTTTTTGCAGTGTCGAGGGCGCTTGTAACGCCGCTCATGTTTACGCCGAACATTGAAGCGAAGTCGTCGATGGCATTGGTGGCAGTACTTTTAAACGATTCCATTGCCTGCTCGCCATCGCGCATACCTTTTTTAAAGTCGGATGAATCGACCCCAAAACGTACTTTTAAATTACTGAGTACCTCGCCCATTGATATTTAGTGTATCAAATAATTGTGACATTTCTGCCTGTTTCTGATCGTACTCCTCGGGCGTGAGCCCTGGTGAGGGAGCCGGATCGGTGCGTTCGGCATCCCAGGGCAGCGGCCAGAGCTCTGATGCTGCAAGCCTGTCCTTTGGCGCCAGCTGAATGTTCAGCAACAGCGCTGTTGACATTCGTAATAGTTCGGCCTGGCTGCGTACGCGTTCGTTTTCCTGCTCAGAGTGGCCTATCATTGCATCGAGAAAATCGGCAACCAGTGTGCAGCCAAACCTTTCAGCATCGTAACCCAGGCGACCCAGGGCGAACTGCTTAAGCCGGGGGTAACTAAACCGGCTGAGTTCGCCAACCTCTAACCCTGTTTCCTGAAGAACATCAGCGGAGACTTGTGGGGCGCTTCGCTTTTTTTTTGCCCTGAGTTTGTTGACTGCTCGGTAAGTATCTTAGAGAATTCAACAATACACTCCATTGTCATAAGCCGGCCAAACTGCTCGAGAGTGAGCCCAAGTTCTTTACCTTCGGCCGCCTCGCCCTCAACAGCGCTGCACCAGGCAATGGCACGAAGGGTCTTAATATCGGCCCTTCCGCCTGCCAGGTCGTTCATTTCAATACCGGTAAGTGCGGTTACCTCGCAAAGTGCATTCATGTTAAAAAAGATACGCACTTCGCGGTTGTCGGATAGTTTAAGGTAGGCAGGTTTCATTATGCAGTAAATGTTCCGAAGGTTACAGATCCTTTTACAGCCTCGAGGTTAAGCGTAAACTTCGCAGTTTGCTTTGTTGAATCGGCGTCCTCGGTAAAACCTGTTATATAAGCGTTGCCGCTGACAATAGGTTTACCCGACACCATGCGACCGTAAACAAAGGCAATTGCGGTACCTGCCTTTGCTGCGAGGCGCAGAGTAAGGTAATCGTTATGAGTTGCCGATTCGGTACTTATTGCATAGGTACGCGAGCTGGCAGTGAAAGTTGAATCGAAATCGACAAGCTCTTCGGTTATGTCGCCTTCGTCTTCCTTAAGAGCAATTTCCTCGAAATTTGGCTTCTGTGAAAAGCCCAGGGTTTCGAGACCCAATATTATCTTCGCGCCCACTTTGAGCGTTACCTGATATCCTTTTACCGGAGTAAGTGCCATATTGCTGAGTTATTAAGATTCGTTACTGAATACAACAGTGCCCTTTACAGCTTTGAGCGTTACGTTCCAGGTACCTGTTGCCAGGCTGTCGGTATTCTCGCTGTGATCGACAACTTTACATTTACCCGTTATGGTTTCGGTACCATCGGTATAGCTGAAGTCATGCTCAGCACCAGCTGCACTATAGGCGCGGATGGTTTCAAAGTCTTCGTCGCCCGACTGGTTGTAAGTTTTGCAGCCGCAAACCAGTTCAACATCGAAATCCTTGAGTGTTTTGGCGGGATTCCCCAGGTTACTTTTAATAAGCTCCTCCTCGAAATTCGGGGTTATTTTAAGCTGGGTTGTTTCGAGACCTGCAATAGCGTCGCCATTAAGGGTCACGACAAATTTGTAAGCTTGCGTACGCGTTGACATTTTTCTATCTGTTAGTAGTATGAATTAGAAATTTCAATAAACTTATATACATGCGCGCATCGGGGTCGAAATCGGGATCGTCGGCCAGCCAGGTTACGCTGCTTATTGCTGTTGACGAGCTTGTAGTTCCGGCCAGAGCCAGGATAGCATTTTTAACACTCTGCACAAGCAGCTCAACGGCATCGGGGGTATCGTCGATAATAGCAACCTCGCACTGATATTCGTAACCAACAATGCCGGCCTTCAGATACTGAGGTTCGCCGCTTTCCTTATGAACACAGTAGGGGGTGATGATTTCCTCGTCGCCCATTGCCGTGTAGGTGTTAGGGATTATTGCAGCTATTGCCGTTTGTATTGCAGCTGATATCATTTTGCAGCCTCCTTTTGTAAGAACTTTTCAATTTCTTCGCTGACATTTTTATCGAAGGTACCCTGCGCGGCTGACTGGCTTTCGGTCCAGGCTTTCTCGATGAAATACCCGGCCTGTATGCCTCCCGAGCGGCCTGCCGATGATTTGCGGCGTTGTGTTGCAAAGCGATGCGAGCCTGAGCGGTTTGCAAGGGTACCGTAGTTGTGCCAGTAGGCGAGCATCCACGGGTTCCAGAGCTGGCCGCGGCGGTTGCGGTACATTGTTTCGCCTGAGCTGAATACACCAACTGCCAGGGATGGTTCGCCCTTTGATGCGCGTGAGGCTTTTGCCTTTATAGCCCGTTTTATTGGTGTGAGATAAGGGGGCAGCGCTGATGTCATTGCCTTTTTTACAGGGGCAGCAGCTTTACGAAAAGCGGCATTGAGCGGCTTGCGGTAAGCATTCTCAGGGAACTGCTCAAATATTGTTTTGAGCTCGGCGAGACCTGTAAAACTTATCTGGCTGTTCATTCTGTTACTTTTTCAGCAAGAAGTTCAAGAAAAAGCCTGTCGGGCTGGTTAACCGAAAGTATGTTGAACGTTTCGGAGCCATCGACAATACGCATTGTTTCGTCGATGCCCGCCTGGTAGTGCATTTTGTACTTATACCTGGTTGGTGTAACAAGGCGGTTGTTTACATACTGCTCGGGAACATCGCTGACCTGCGTGCGCGAAACATAACAATAACAGTAAAGAACCCACGAACGAGTGGGGGCCCCCATTGCTGTTTTTGTTGTGGTGGGGTGCTGTATTGTTACTTTACGCTCGAGGCCGGTTAATGCTCCCATGTTAGTATCGTTGTACTTTGTAGCGTTGCAAAAGACGATCGGCTGCTTTCAATTTAACACCGCTGCCATAGTTATCAGCTGCATTATCGGGGGTTAAAAAGCGTTCGGAGGCGATTAAGATTATTGCATCCTTAATGCTTTTTTCGATTTCGGCAGCAGTGGCCCAGCCTGTTGTGAACTCAATTTCGACGGCGTTCATTTTATTACTGTCGGTTGAAAACGAGTTAAGAAACCGGAGGCGGGCGGTAAGCTCAACATTATCGAGCTGGTAATCGGAGGCCGAAACGGTTGTGAGAGCAATGGCATCCTGAGCGTAATACTTAACCGAGGATATTGCAGCCACGGGGCCAAGGGTTAACTCAAGTTCGCCGACCGAAGGATAGCTGTCGAGATATGCCGTGTATGTTGCACGTGCAAACTGGCGGCCAGTAATCTCCTGGGCATCAACAACGGCGGCATCGAGCAGGGCCTGCAGGTAGGTATCCTGGTCGGTGTGAAGGATACGCAGGTTGCTTTTCAGTTCGGCGATGGTTACCGGGGAGAAGGCGGCGGCTGTTTTGAGTTTGTAGCGTGGTTCCATGAGTGTGCTGATGCCACGGCTTAAAAGCCGTGGTTAGTGAGGTATGATGTGACCTTATTAACGCTTGTCTTACTCAGACCGGCATCGATAATTGACTGACCGGCGGCCTTTAATTCTTCGAGTGTTTTAAAC